TTATGTTGGGAATTGCCATTGTTCAATCTCCTGTTCAAGTGCGGTTAATAGTTCGTTTAAATTTCCACGAAACTCTTCTACTTTAAAATTCCCAATACCATGGCCTGCAAGTGTATTAGGCTTGCCTTCAATATCCGTATTAAATTGGGGTTTTGCCCCAGCGTGGTAGATTTTTTGGCGTTTGTAGGTTAAATCGCCGTTAGCGTGCATACGAAGTGTGCCAATCTCTCGGTTGCTTGATTTATATTCAAACCAGCAATCGCCATTGTTTGCCCCGATATTTAAATAGTCTCCGCGTGAAGCATAATGCGGGCTGTCTGAAATACGGATATTTCTTTTTGCCACAATACGATTTTCAAAGGATTTCTCGCCATTAATGCTTTCGTTACCATTTAAACCAACCTTTCCATCTGCGGTAGTTTTGGGTTCTACTGCTTTGTCATAGGCGGTTTTCACGGTTTTTGATGTTGCGGCTTTGGTTTCGCTGTCCTGTTAGTGGCTGAGCTTAGTTGCACGATCCCATATTGTTGTAACGTTGCCCGTGCAATTTCATTTAAGGCAAATTCCCCAACCACGCAATAAGTCAGGGAAATTATCAACTTCGCCTCGTTTTGCAGATGATGCAAAAATGCTTTCATCTGGCGTATTTACTAATGCCATATATGACCTCTTATGTTAAGTTGAAAAGATATTGCACACCTGCTTGGCGTGGCAATATATCTAAATGATTGATTGCGAATCTCTTGAAATCAGATGTGCTCGCACTTGGAACAGAGATAGATACGGTCATATCGTAGTTATCGACAATGTGACAACCTTCTCCGAAAATAAATAGGCACGCCTCAATTAAGTTTGGTAGCGTGCCTATTTGGTAGTTTTTAAGGATTCTGCATTTAATCAGGAACCGATAATCATCATCGGATAATCTGACAGAATCAGACAGCGGGTCTCGTTTACGATACCATTGCGCACCGCCTAGTCTTTTTTGGCTAAATTCCAGTGCATTGGGCGAATTGCGGAAACCGAAATTCTCCTAACTGTTGTAAGTTTTGTTGAAATCTATTTTTGGTGCAGCTTTAGACTCCGCATCACCAAGCAAAATACTGCCGAGTGATTTACGTTCATCCGCTAATTTCGCCACGACCGCTTTTGCTGTTTGATATGCACCTGAAATTTCCTCATCGGATAATTTGGCTGCCTCATCTTTAGTAAAAATGCCCTGCGCAACTACCGCACTTTCTTGGATTTCACGCACAGTCGCGTTATCCGCAAAATTGACTTCTTTAAATGCAGTTTTAGCATCAGCCAACACGGCAGCTTGTTTTACTTCTGCGTCACGTTTTGCTTGTGCATCTTTTAGCTGTTGAATTTCTGCATCTTTGGCTTTAAGTTGTTTTTCAAACTCTTCTTTATTCACTTCTTCATCCTTTTTATCTTCGGGTTTAGATTGTTTTTCTTTTGGTTCGGTTGGTTGTTCGCCTTTTGGCTCTTTACCTTCTTTACTACCAGACTTTTCTTCGTCCTCAATTTGTTTTTTCTGTTCGTCCGACAACTTGATGCCGAACGCACCTAAAAACGCATCGAGAATTTTTGCGGTTTTCCCCATAATGGTTTTATCCTCATCGGCAAGTTTTACACTTCCACCGCAGCGACCCTTTGCCACAATCGCTACGTGGTTGCCGATCATCGGCGGACATCTCAAAATCTGCATCTTGTACCGTGGATGGCTTAATATCGCAGTCATAACCACAAGATAATTGCTCAACACCATTCTCCTGCACGGTTTTAATCGCAGATTCATCATAAATCCAAGCCTCTGCCGTGAGTTCATCGCCCTCTCGCTTAACATTACGCACGACACCGACAGAAAGCTGTTTCCAGTTCTTCGCATTCACCCCATCTTTAGGGTGCCCGACAGTTAATGTGGCATTTTCAAAACTCTTAATCGTTTCATCGCTAAACAAAGATTTCTCAGTGCGAGCGACTTTTTTAATACCGTCTTCTTTTAGCCCAAGTTCTGTAGCGAGGTAATCAAATACCCCAACTTTAGAAATGGTTGCGGGCACAACTAAAAAACCATCTTTAGTGATGGTTCTTTGTGTGGTTGGCTGAGTGGTTTTGTCTATAAATTTCATTTATTTACCCCAATAAAAAACCCGACCATTTCTGATCGGGTTGTTTGAATAGCTGAATTTAATTTAGAGCCATCATTTGATGGTAAGCATTACGCTTGCTTTCTCGCAAGGATTGTATTTCTGACTTCGTCAGGTGTCTTACGTGAGTTAATGATGAATCTTGCTTCCCATTCTGTAAGCCGCGAGAAGTCGTAGCCAAATTCTTTTTTCCACCAACTTTCAAGTTCGCCATATTTACTCCGTAATTCTGCTAATGTGTCTTTAGATAGCCTTAATTGTACAGAATATTGTTTGCCAGTTAAAGCATAAGATGCAACAACTTTTCCTTTATTTCCCTCAATATAGCCTTTTAGACTAGCTAATGTGCCACCTTGTGTCTGTGTGTCATCTAAAATAATAGCATATTTATCTTTTGGAACTATGCCATCAAAAGCTGGAGAATAAACCAATCGATGCCATCCATCTCCCCCAGTTCTAGATACTTTTGTTGCTTGAACAATTGATAAATCAACAGGAATATGGAGTTTTTTAGATAATACAGTAGCAATAGCTACAGGAATCATATTTCGACCAACAGCTTCTTCTGCGTGAACAGGAATTAAAATTGCATTTTTATTGCCAATCAATTGTTTCAATTTATTTACCGCATCATCTGTAACTAAATCTTTAGCAAGTTGATAAGCATCTTCAATACTACCCTTTTTAGCATTTTCATATAGCGGATGTGATGTTGCATCTCCTAATTTTCTATCAATGATAGTATCAGGGAAATCATCAGACCATTCTGAGCGCATTTGTTGTTTTTCCTGTTGGCTAACTATTGGGCTATTTTTCACTATCTGCTCGTTATTATCAAGCACTGGAATCTGAACGCATCGGCAATTAAAATCATGGCCAGGGTGACCAGTATCGGCAGGTGGATTGACATATTCAAATATCTGCCCATCTTTTTCCGCATGGCTTTCTCGCACACGCTCATCAAGCGATGCTGACCACATATATTTTTTTATGCCAACCTCTTCATGTCTCGCTTGTGTTAAGGCAGCGTTTAATTTTGAGGACTGGTCTCGCGCAATAAACATTGCTCGTTTTTCGGTTGTCTTACCCAAGTCTTTTATTTGTGCTGCAAGGTCTTTATTTAAAGAACCCCGAACCATTGCTTGCATGACGGCATTTTGCACCTTATCAAGATATTGCGAACGAATAGACTTGATTAACTGGATATTACCAGCGGTCAATGTATTCACTCTTTCAGCAATATTTGGACTATTGCGTAAATAGGCGGATAAATCGATACCAGTTTGGTTTTTCAAATTGGTTGATACTTCAGCATGGTTTTGTGCATCACCACGACCAACGAAGCCATTGGCGATATTTTCAGCTTGAGAAGTGCGGTCAGATTTTTCGTACTTTTCTAATACTTTCATTAACGCTCTTGCACTAATCGCCTGAAATCCTTTCGCATCATCCATAAAAAAAGAGCCTTGCGGTTGTTGCAGGGCTCTTTCTACATCATCGGTCATCGTTTTGACGAACTGCTTAAGCTGTTGTCTATACCAAAGCTCCGTTCTCTTGCTCATCTTCACTGGCTTGAACTTGCGTGCTCTCGCCTTCTGGTTCTTCAAAATTTCTGGGCAAGTTCATCAGCATTTTTCATTTCCTCAATGTCATCAGCAGAGATATTAGCAAATAAACCACTTTCTCGGAGTTCGTTTGCTACTTGATATTCATTTACTACGCCATTTTGAATTAACGTATTTGCCGCTGTAGCAAAGGTATTAAGCATATTGACTTGTTGTTCTTGTTTAACCACCGTCAATGGTAAAAACTCAAACCACCAGTCATCAGGTTGCCCACCAAATAATTCATTGCATAGTAATGTATCAAGCACTTCAAGCACAGGACGCAATCTTGTTTCTTGCAATCGATGAATGGATTCGTGGTAGTTTTGAATATCCTCATCTCCACTTGCCAATCCCGAAACAGATTGCCCAAACAAAATGGTGACTGGCATATCTGCCGCACCTGCCACCGCATTGCGAAACTCTGTCAATAAATCTTTTAACCCACCAAAAGATAATTCTTTTCGGTCGTACTCATTTTCCGCATCAAGCAACAAACTATTCGTTACTGATTTAATCGACTGCACCGCTGAAATAACGTGAGCCACATCATTTTCTAACCCAGCTGAAATCTTGTCAGATAACCCTGCAATTTTGAAAATATCGATTTTACTTTCAAAAATAAGGTCGCCGACATTCGCTGAGGCACTATCAAAGCGTTTAAGTACATCAATAATCTTTTCAAGGTCTGACACACCCCAAACATCATTATCAGATAAAGGTGCATCATTGGCATTAATGATTAACAAGCGAGAATGATGCACTAAAACAGATTGTGTGCCGCCAGTAATGGTATATTCACTGTATCGACCAAAGTTTGGCGAAAATACATCGTCATCTCGTTGTCCTGTCGGTGAGATTTTCCATTTAGGTAAGATAATCAACCGCTTTAATCGTTCTGTAGGCTGCAATGGCGAAGTGATGTTAATTGTGTCAGTGACAAGTAATAAACCCACTGCCCCATACAAACTAGACCATTGCAACGCTTTAGTTAATGTCTCACGCAGTTTTAATCTGCGCTCGAGCTTAGTGAACTCGTCTAGCTGTTCAGATTTCAAGTCATTCGAGAAAATATCGCGCCAATTACGCACCATATCTTCCGAACGTTTAATACAAACCTTATTTGCAATCCAGTTATCACGCCATAATGCTTCGATTTGCATTAAGTCATCGGTTAAGCTAAGCCCACGAGCATAATATGTCTGGTCTTGTTTACTGCCTAACTTTAGCGCAAGTGATTTGATGCCATCTAAAATATTCATCTTATAAATCCAGTAGTGATTTAGGTTTCCCTAAAATATCCGTTATTGCCATTACAAGCGCATCGACTTGGTCATCGTGTGCGTGACTATCTGTTGCGGTAAATGCCTCACACTCACTAATAAAATCCGCTACCCAAGGAGCATTTTCGGGTATCATCACATAACCACTTTCAATGTACCCTTGAACACCTAAAACCCGAGTGTACTTATCTGCATCAACTTGAATGGGCGAGATTGGAATTTGATTATTTCTGCGTATAGCTTGAATCAAGCCTGTGCCACTGGCTTTATCTTCCACATTTGCTCGAGTTAATATTCCAGTGTCTTTTCTTGCCTTGTGTTTAGCCCAAACATCTTTTAATGTCTGCTCAAGTTCTGGGGCTTCCCATTTACCTCGCACAAGGTCAAGGATATAAACCTTCCCATCGCTCCCTCTGCCAGCGACAATAAAGACTGAATAGTCATTGTGCTGTTTAATTTTTTGTGCCGTATCAGCGTAGATTGCTTTGACTTTAATTAGTGGAGGAATTTTATATCGACCAAACCAAGAGCCTTTAATAATGCCACCGCCCTTATTAGATGGTCTTTGTTGATATAAAGCATTCGAGAGCCAACAGCCTTTCTAATTTTGCTCAATCGCTCTAAATCAAAGCGTTCTGGGTGTAATGGCTCTCCTTCTTTGCGGAACTCCTCATCTTCTTCGGCAATTGCAGGAAATTTCACTATGCGCCATTGATCGCCACCATTCTTCATCTCTTCAATTAATCGACCAGCTAAATCATCCTCGTGCCATCTTGTCATGCCTAATAGCACACCAGATTTTGGTGATAAACGTGTATAAAGCGTGGTTGTGTACCAATCCCAAACGCCATCTCGAACTGTTTGAGAATTAGCCTCTTTAGCATCTTTTACAGGGTCGTCAATAATGGCTATATCCGCCCCCATCCCTGTAATACCGCCTCCAACACCAGCGGAGCGATAAGCGCCTTTATGTCCTGCAATTTCAAAAATCTCACTATTACGCAAAGGCTGACCCGAGACAGTCGCAATGCGTTTATCATTTAAGGATGATCCAGGGAATATATCGTGGTAGCTATCATCATCCATTATTCGCTGAACATCTCTATTCATTCGGCTAGCTAAATCAGCAGAATAAGAACAGGCAATCATCTGTAAGTCAGGTTTTTTACCAAAAGCCCAAGCAGGGAAACGACGACTAAATAATTCACTTTTACCACTACGGGGAGGGGCGAATATCATTAAACGCGGTTGCTTGCCATCTATTACATCTTGATAAAATTGCTGTAGCTCTTTTGCAATGAGAATATTAAACCACCCTGTTACGAAGTCAGATTTGGTTTGAGTGGTGAAGTGCATTAGTGACTTCTTGGCTTTCTCAATCCGAATCTTGCTCAGGATTTCCTTTGGCGAGTAATTTTTCAAGCTGTTCAAGTTCATCAATGCTTAATCCTGATAAATTTAACTCCGCGCGCTGCTCAATATGCAAGTCACCAGATAATTCCATTTTCTGTGTAAACATCCCTAAATGCTTCCCAAGCAATTCAAGGGCTTTATTTGCACCTGTCGGTTCAAAAACGAAACATTCGGTATTAACGCTTTGTGCCGTTCCTTCTTGAGCATTTTTTACCACAGTGGTAATAGTAAGTGACTTTCTTCCCATACAAATATCACGATACTCTTGCAAGTCCGCAATGATATTATCTAGGGTAAGATTATGGCGTTGTCGGTGCTCTTGTTGAAGCACATCAACCCTTGATCTAATCTTGATCTTATCTAATTCTTTTTTAGCTAATCGGTTTATACTTTCGGACTTCATATCTTGGCAATCATAACTCTGCCGATATGCTTCACTGGCATTCCCCAGCTCAATATAAAGCTGGCAAAATTTTTCTTGTTTAGGTGTTAATTCACGACCAGACGTAGATTTTCCTTTCACGTCTGACATAGAAAATCCTTAAAATACTTGAATAAAACTTATAAGCCCTATTTGCCGCCTTTTGCTTGATTAATCCACTTATTGAGATTATCTACTTGGCTTGCACACTTGTCTCGCTCTGCGGTTACCTTAACAAGCTGTATGACTACATCGCCGTATGTCTCACCGGTAAACGTTGTTTTAACACAAGGTGCAGTATAGGCTTGAGGCGGGTAAATATATTCTGCTTTGGTCGTGACTTTATTTGTACAGGCGGTCAAGAACAGACTGAGGCAAACGAGTGTGAGCACAAGGTTGTGTCTTAATGATTTTTAACTGATTCAGCATTTTCTGTTGCTACCCTTTCTATTTCATCATTACGTTGCTGTTGCTCAATGACTGCATCACGCTCTTGTTGTAGAGCAATGGTCAATGCCTTTTCGCATTTTCTTGTTGTTGGATGGTTTGGGCTTGTTGCTTTGTGGTTATGTTCAATTCATCTATAACACTTGATTGGTAACGCAATACACCAAACAAAACCACGACAACACCCACTAACGCTATGTAAATGTACTTAGTCATTATCCGTTACCATTAATGCTCGATAGAGCTTGCAACGCTCATCAATGCCATTTAGTCCACCATTAATTCTTCGCGTGACTTTTTCGACAGAATTAAGCTCAGCCAACTCATAGCACTTCCAATACCACACAGCAGTTTTAACAGATAAATCTAAATTCCCTGCCACATCTTCTGGCTCAATATCTCTACCTAACCATTTTCGAAATGCGGCATAATTATCCTTACCTGTAATCTGAATCAGTCCACGACCACGATACTTCCAACCATCTCCACTTTTCTCATCGCCATTACCTAGACGATTAGCATAAACACGATTAGCTATTAGCTCAGGTTTGCGCTCATATCTCTTGGCTGTAAGAGGGTCTGGGAAATATTTACGGAAAGTTTTAGAAAGCCCAAGCCAAGAATAATTTAAATTTTCTTTAAATCTTGTAAATCCGCCACTTTCATGTCCACATTGAGCTAAAAACATCGCTTGCTGCATCTTATTCACACAACCTGCTTTTTCTATCTGCGCCGAAATAGCTTGATAAACACCTTTAACTGCGTGTGGAAAAATTTTATTAAATGTCACTTCGGAAATCATCATTGTCATCTTTTTCAATTCTCCGATTAATGAATTTAAATAAAAACTCGCGAATTTTTTCAGTACCAACAAAACCAATCATCGTACCGAGAAATGAAGAATATTCTGTATGCCCAAATAAATGTGTACAAATTGGCACCGCAACACCCGCAATAGAGGCACACATAGCCGCATCAATTAAAACATAACGAATAGCTGGCTTTTTACGCATAAACCCAAATCTTAAAAGAGAAATAAATAACGCCCAAAAAGCACTCTGTGCTGAGCTAGAACTAAGATTTGTTTGCAACCAAGACCATATTAACGCCCACACATCAGGCTCTTTAATTGGCATATATTTTCTCCCGCCTGTTCTTTAGGCAATAAAAAAGCCCACGTATTAACGTGAGCTTGTGATGTGGCAAAGGCGCAAGGAATCGAACCTCAATTAGCGGTTTTGGAGACCGCTGTCTTACCATTAGACTACGCCCTTATAGTTTGATAACAAAAAAGCCCCGACCGTTTCCGATCAGGGCTGTAAAATTCTTTCTTGCGTTTGCTATGCGCTAAAACCGCAATATAGTACATATAATACACTTTTAGTGTGCACTGTCAAGCGGTTTATGAAGTGCGGTAATTAGTGATGACGTGTCGCAAATATACCCATCGCAATCTTGGTTTAAATTGAGTTCGTATGCTGCCCATAACAACGCCACCGCAAAGAGAATTCTGAACATAATTTATCCTTTTTCGTGAATTTGAGGTGTAAAAATCCGCCACACGATTTTTCAAAAGTGCGGTCGGATTTTGTGATGTTTTATTGGGAGATAAGGTTTTTCGCTCTTTCCCAGTTCATTCGATTAGATGCTTTAAATGGCTGAATTAAGCGTTGAATAGTTGGGAGCGTGTTTTTGTATTGTCTTTGATATTCTTGGTGATGGCTGATTACCATTCCCGTAAAATAAGAGCCGATAGTTTCTAACGGTTTGATCATATCGCCAAGTAGGGTGTTCATTTGCTTGTGTCCACACCAAAGCCAAACGAGTTCTTCAAGTTCGTACTCAGTAAATTCAAACGTGTATTTCTTTTCAGGTTCAGGCAAGGCTAACTGTTGAGGTTGGTTACGCTGCATAGCCAAGAATGCACGCAATACAATTAAGTGAAATTTTGGACTAATCCACATTGCGTAGGAAAGCACTAATTCTTCACAAACCCATGTTCCTTGAAGTTCAGGATTACGACCGCCTTTAACTACTTTGATAGCGATGTGAGAATTTTCACATCGCTCAATTTCATTGACTAAATCTTGTGTTTGTTGATTTTTTACAAAGTAAGTTGGTCGATGCTTTGGATCGTTACCACTGGCAATGTGAAGATCATTTAATGAGTAAAGATTGTCAGATTGACGAATTGAAGTTTTAAGAATAGTTAAGTTAGACATAGAATGTCTCCTTTGGATTTTTTTTGAGATTGAGATTTTGCCCAAATTAGGGCGCCGAGTGGCTCAAAAACCTTCCAAAGTAGGCTGGACATATTCCCCTTTCGGGTATTGTATTAGTCACCCACTCGGCATAGATAAAATGTGGTTATGCGCAATGAATGTTTAATGGCAATAAACAAACAAGGTTGCTAAATTTTACGCATAAAAAACCGCTATGCTGTCGGGTGCGGATTTCCGCTTTGGATTAAGGTTTTGAGACCTTGAATAAAATAGTAGAGGAAAATTTGGAGAATGTAAAGCATGAAAATTATATTTTATTGTGAACCATACTTGACACCTTGAGGGAATTATCTAAAATAATGTCAAAGCAATCGATAAGGATTAACAATGACAATCCAAATCAAAACCACTCTGACATTTGATTCTTGGTTAAGCAAACTAAAAAACTTGCGTGCCAAAGCGAAAATAAACGCACGAATTAAACGCTTACAGTTCGGCAACTTTGGTGATATCAAAAGCGTGAATGATGGGATTTTTGAATTACGGATTGATGAAGGTCAAGGTTATCGAATTTATCTTAAAAACCAGAATGGCGTATTAGTGATTTTACTTTGTGGCGGAGATAAATCCACACAAGAGAAAGATATTAAACAAGCAAAACTTCTCGCACAGGAGCTAGGATTATGACTGAACAATTAAAAGACTTTGATGTGGCAGAACACCTCACTTCTGAAGAAGAAATTCAACTTTACCTTAATGAAATTCTACAAGAAGATAATATTGAGCTTATTTTATCCGCCCTTGGCGACATAGCTCGTGCGCGTAACATGAGCCAAATCGCACGTGATGCAGGAATAAGCCGAGAAGGTCTTTATAAAGCCTTATCTGGCAAGGGCAATCCTACTTTTGCTACTGTAATGAAAGTAATGAAAGCCTTAAATTTACAATTCCAAGTGCAACAATCTCGATTCGCCTAAAAGAAATGCGGTCAAAATCGACCGCACTTTTCAGGCAATAAATAAACATTGCTTGCCTTCTGTTGATAATAGCAATAAAAGTGATGTTTTTACCGTTTTCAATCAATTGAAATATTCACGCCGTGAAATATGTAAATATCGCCAAATTTCTTGTTTTTCCCATCTCTTGATATAAGTCAGAACGAATACATCATAAAGTTCTGGTGTGACTTTTCTAATTACACCAAGGTAGCCATCAATTTCCATTCCTAATTCATCGCTTATAGGACGCATACGATATTTTTCAGCATAACGAGCATCGCATTTCATCTCTGCAAACCCTGCGGCTACACGTGGAAATTCAGTCTCATAACGAGGTGTAGCCCAATAACCAAATTCAACTGAAATCACATCAATATTCACGTAAGCTCCTTAATTTTTGCCTTGTAATGCTTAATAATCGCCTTGCAATCTTCAATGGTGTATTTCTTCGGTTCGTGGTCTTGGCGTTCTAACCAAGCTACCTTATCTGCACCGATTTTATTGACGAGATTAATTCGATACTCAATGACATTACCGCTTTTATGCTGATTGCATGGTACACACTGCTTAAAACAGTTAATTTCACAAAATCTTAATTCAGGGCAAGCCCCAACACTCCGATAATGCCCAGCGTCATATTTACCTTGATGATACCGACCGCAACTGATACAGGGTTCATTTTTATCTCGCAGGCGAATGAATTTATTAAATACTGATTGCGCCTCTTTTAGCCATTCTGAACGACTTTTTAATTTAGCTTTACGTTCGTTCAGCTTTTCCTTTTCCGCCTTATCTCGCGCTTTCTGCGCATTTTGACGGGTTAAATCAAGCGCGCATTTAGGAGAGCAGACTTTTTGGAGAGAGTTTTTTGGGATAAACTCAATGCCACATGACTTGCATTTTTTAGGCCTGAGGGTTTTAGGTTTACTCATTCTTACCCTCGATTTTTGAGCATTGATAAACGTTTTTGCCAACGTAAAACTTACCCAATCTCTCGCACTCTGTTGCAACCGTACTATGCGCAAAATACCAGCCGGAAAGCCAACAGGCTTCGCACAAAACAAGGGTGGCAGCAAGGGGCTGACCGAAAAGAAAAAACAGGACAGCAGAAAATGTAATCAAAAATAAAACCATGGTCTCTCCCTCTATCATCGTCCGTAAAATCCCCATCTATCGTTAAATCTCACGCCATTTTGCACGCCCCAACTGATCACATACTCGATTAGGCTCGCCATTCTGCTCACGCTCATTTGAGCCGAACTCTCACGGATATTCACAAATTCCCCCTCAAGACCTGGCACAACATCAGCTTTTTGATTTGTGGCGATTGCGTGACCCGAAATAAACAAAACTTTCCACTGCTCCATTGTGAGCTTACGCCCCATAAATTCAGCCTGATTTGCAACATCTTGGCACATAGCGTGAAACTTGGCATTTTGCTCAAGGTTTCGTGTTATCGGTTGGATTTTCACTACTAACGGCTTTTTATCGTCCGTTGGCAGTTCCTTGATTAAATCCAAGCAATTATTTTTAATGCGTTGATCACGTAAAAAGAAAGGTTTGTATTGGCTCATAACATCATTCCCAACGCTTAAATAACATCGCAATACTCATTCTTTGTACTCCACGCCTAAATCTTCCAACCCAAAATAACCACAAGATTTTGTTCGATTTACTGCACTGAATTTGCTTACCTGCGGAAACGGTATCGGCTCAATTAAGTGACCGTTACAGCGAAAACGATCGTCATCCCATTCGCTGCTCGATATAAAATAATCTGGCGTATAAAAATCCTCTAATTCCGCACCGCACTTTGGGCATTTATAGCTTGTCATTGCAATGCCCCTTTCATCATTGCCATCAAGCTATCGCGCGCCTTATCAGCCTTCGCTTTATCGTAAAAACGTGGCTTTGTTGGAATCATTTTCGGAATATCCCCAAAAGGAAAATTCGACCGCACTTTTTCTGCTGCTTCTGTGAGTAATTTCGGAATAGCTTTCAACGTGTCCTCTTCCGATTTTTTCTTGCACTTTTCGTACAGATTTTTAAGCAACCAAAATTCCACTTTTGAACGATATTGAAATTCATCCCGATTGAATCGGGCATAGCCTAAGAAAGTGTTATAACGCTGGTATAATTCCGCTTCGTTCGGTAAGCCCAATACGTGGTAGTCCAGAACTTTGCATGCTTGAATAAATTCGCCTACACTTGGCAAATACCCATTTGGCTTAGCACGCATTTCCGCCATGCCTCGTTTGACTTGTGTTATTTTTGTAATTCCATTTTCAGCAAAGCCTAAAATCCACTGGCGTTTTACTACCTGCAATCGCTCTGGAGTGAGGTTGAGCAACTGAGGGCAACTAGCGCAAAGTTGGTCGAACAACGTATCAATAAATTTCTCCACTTGTGCTGATACACCTTGGTGCAATGATTGATTAGTTAATTGGTTCACAGTACATTCTCCCAGTCTTCAGGACGATTCCACGGCAACGCATTTTTTTCTTCAAAACTCATTTTTTGCACTTGGGATGTTCGCAGCTT